TGTCGGCTTGCCTGCTCAATATCTCGTTGCTCTCTTGCTGATAGACCTTGGCCTATATTGCGTATTGCTTCACCCATTAGCATTTGGCGAGCAGTTCCAGTTTGAGCTAAGTTCCTGTTCTGGTATGTAGATAAATCAGCTAATGCACCACGAATGTCTCCCTGCTCACGGATTGCTTCTGTTGCCCGTGTGCCAAACTTTTCAACATCGGCAATGTCAGACTCCCGTTGCTGAGATGCAAGGTATGCCTGTGCCTGTTGCTGCATGGGAATTAACCCTTGGAATTCCCCACTCTCTGGGTCGAATCCTGCTGTGCCGTATGTGACCTCACCTGTCTCTGGGTCTACTTGCCGTACCTTTGTATTGCCACCATATAGATCAAGGAGTCCACCAGACCTTGAGGCAATGGTGCCTGCCTCGCCAGTCCTTACTTCCTCTCTTGCAACGCCCCTTGGTTCATCAATGCGTTTCTGAAATGCAGCTTTAATTGCTTCTGGGTCATCGCCCTCATCAATGTACTGTAATAAACTTCCAGTGGATGTATCTTGGTCAGTGCCAGCAACAATCTTGCCGTCCTTCATAAGGTAGTTCTCGTATTGCTTACCAGCAAACGTGCCAACATCTTCACCCTTGGCGTAGTAGTAACCACCTAGTTCAGCATCATCATATGGATCATATACTGTCTCACGGATCTCGCCCTTCTCATCAAACCGCTCAATATCCCCAAGTAATCTCTGCCCAATAAGATCAACTTCACTCTGTCCATATTTGGAGCGAATCCTCTTATCAATATCAGCAATCGCTTCGCCAAGTAACTGACCCTCTTGAATCAATCCCGACTCTTGCAATGCTGCCAGCAGGTCTGCACCAGCAGACTCTTCACCAATCTTTGCTCCTGTTGCCATGCTTGCTTGTGCTCGCATTGCATCTGCCAATCCCTCGCCGTAGCTAGGTTGTGCAGGGTAATCTATGTCTGGGCCCATATTAAATTCCTCTTAATAGTTGTTCTGTCTTGTAATAACGTAAAGGTTTGTTCTTTGCGTAGCGACTCCAACCAATATATGGCAACCTACATAAAGGAGTGAGGCTCAAGAATTTATCAAGGCATCCCTTCCCTACTGCGAACCGCACATAAAAAGCGTCTGGTTCCGCTACTTTCCACTGTGCGTCAGGAAGTCCTCCATCCCGTCTTACGGGTTTGCCCCACAACATGAAGTCGGGAGTGAGGAATACATATCCTTCGTGCATTGCATAATTGGCGATGTCTAGGTGTATGTCAATACCAACTTGCTCGTAGTATTGTTTCGCCTGTTCAAATATGGTCACTTGGTTAAGTAGATGATATTGTTGCCCCCAGTGATAAGACTTTCCAATCTGTCCCATCATGCACCACAAAACACGCAGACCCTGCGTCTCCATCTGTGCAGTACCCTATTCTCCCTACACTGCCTGATGGTGCTCCTGCTACAGTGAAAGTCTCTAAGGTAACCTCTGTGCCTGTTATTGATCCACCAGTAATAGAAATATTATTAGAGTTCTGTGTCGCTACACTACCCAAGCCCAAATTGGTTCTTGCTCCACTTGCTGTACTTGATCCTGTGCCTCCATTAGAGATGGCTAAATCCGCGCCATTCCAATCCCCGTTATTCACAGTGTTTTGGGTAGCTAAATCTCCCAAACCTAAGTTTGTCCTCGCTCCACTTGCTGTACTTGATCCTGTTCCTCCGTTAGAAACTGCTAAATCTGCACCATCCCAATCTTCGTTACTTACAGTGTTCTGTATGGCTAAATCCCCTAGTCCCAAGTTTGTCCTCGCTCCTGCTGCGGTGCTTGCTCCTGTTCCCCCATTGACGATAGACAAATCTACCCCTGACCAGTCAGTATTATCTATGGTGTCCTTAGTAGAAAGACCCCCAAATGTGCTTGGGTCCAATGGAGCACCTACTGGTAATGGCATCTTAACTGACCTCCCTGCGTCCTAATTGTTCCTGTTGTGTTCCCGATAGACTTACGTACCTAAACTCTGGACTGCCTGCCGTTACGTCCACCTCAATATTGCAACTGTATCCACGTTGTCTTGATCCGTAATTTAACGCAAGGTCTTCTGTTCCTGTTGCTGTATATGATCCAACAGTCTTTGTAATGTCTGGGTCTGTGCTGTTGCACTTGACGGTAAAAGCATCACCAGACACAACATTGACTCCAAGCTTAACTCGCTGAAAGTGCTTAATTGCATTGGTTCCAAATGTGTAATTCCTTGTCTTTAACTTTGCAGTAATAGCTACTGTATCTGTCTCCGAATCACTGCCAACAGTCCGATTGGTATCATCCAGCCCAGCATTCTCCTCCATCAAATACCACCCTGTCGGTAGTGTGGCAAAGAGTCGAATCTTCTGGTTGTAGATAATCTTCTGGAAGTTTTCAATCCCACTAGGGTACGTGTCTTTACTGACCCATGCCTGATTGATGATGTCGTAAACAAAGACTGTTGTATTGCTGCTGTCAGTTGTCAGACGCACTGCCAGGTAATACTTATTATCATGGATCACTCCACATGCTGACTTCACTAACGATTCAGTGTAGTCGATATTATTGACCTGCTCCTGAATAGATTTACTCAGTGGCTCTGTTCCGCCTTGTAACTTACTGACAGTTAGACCCATTCCCGTTACGCTATCCTGTGCAGACGATAAGGTCATCACACCCTCGTCACTCAAAAAGAAGATATAACCGCCTCCTTGGGCTATTGAGCGTCTTGCTGCACAACCATACCTTGTGGTAATCGGATAGTTCTCACTAATCGAAGTGGCATGAACATTGGTGAGCATTCGTATGCTCCTGCGATTAAAGACGATCAGGCTATTCTCTTGGTATGTGCTGAATCCAACTGTCCAGTCTGCTGACCCCTGATTCATGTAGAACTCAGATTCAGTAGGCGTGACGTTGTTTGGTTCCAGTAAATCTGAACCTATGACTGTTTGTGCTCCCTTGACTGCTTGTGTCGGAGTGACCACATCAGGAGGTTGTATGCCCCATAGCCGATCACGAAAGTGAATGCCATAATCTGTTGAAGGGAACGCATCGCCTGTTCCTGCACCTCCTGCTTGTAAAGTTGCTGTGTTGCTGAGACTAACAAACTGACTATCCACCACATCTCCTGTCGCAGCAATCGTTCCATCCCATACCAAAGGTCTTGCTTTATATCTGAGGATGAACACCTGATTAAATCCCTGCACGATCGTAGGATTTGCCGTGCTGTCTACTGTCTCGTTAAAAGTGTGGTTGCCTGTGCCAGTTGTGGTAATGTCGATCTGTGTACCTGCTATCGCATTGGCATAGCTTTCTGCCAACTTAAACACAGTATCTGAGTCCTTGATGACATAGTACGTGGTATCCACCGCAAGAGGAGATGGTAATGTGTCGTCTGTTGTTACCCGCACAGCACTTCCAGTCTGTAAGCTATGGTTGCTACTTTCTGTGAATGTATCGTTGGCTGTGCTTACGTCAGAGTCAGCAATGCCTACTGAGTAGTAATTAACATACAACTGCTCGGTCTGGTTCCAAAGGATTACCTTATCCCTTGTGGCGTTTACCACCCATTCCTTATTCCCGTCATCTGGGTCACTATAAACTCCCGTCCCCCATACTTGGTCTGTGCCTGCACTATACGTATATGATGGAGAAATACCTGTGAGTCCTGCTTGAAAATCCCAACCGCCCCTGACCTTGGCTCGCTCTCCGTCCATACGCATGTCCTGTGCGTCCTGAACATACCCCTCACTTAAAGTCTCTGGCTCAAGGTAGCTATTGATACCCACGAAGCTTCTGTCCCCATCTCTTACGATAGGGTCATCCATCTCTCCGTATGTTCGGAACTCACTCACTTAAACCAATACCTTCCAATAATCCAAAGTAATCCCGCACCAATTAATGAGATCCAAAACATATTGCCAAGTACCCATATTACCGACTCTATCTCAGTCATTTCCATGAGGTGCAACACCTCCTGTCGTTGATGCGGCTGCTGGTCGTTTCAATCCCTGCACACTAATGTTCACACCAAACAATGGATTGCTGTGGGTGACGTGTGCTTTTTCCACGATCAGCATGTTGTTCTCAATTTTGGCGTTACTTGCCGAGAGAGACGTGCTGGTAATGTTCCCTGTGCGGGAATAGTCAAACTGCTCAAACTCATATCCTGGCAGAGTGTTGATCGCATTATTAAGTGTAGAGCATCCAGTGAATGCAAATAAGGTCAGGCATAAGAGTTTCTTTTTCATATTATACTATTATCAATTCACTGTGCTTCTCGTCAAATTCAATCCGACTCGCTGGAACCTTCTTTCGTCTCGCATATTCGCTAATCGCCTGATCCAGTACATCTGTAGGTACAATGCTCTTAAAGCCTGTATGTGTACCCACACGTACCCCAAGGTATACAAGGTATGCCTGCCATGACTTCATGTGTCCCTCGGCCATTACAGCGTCCCTGAGCATGCCATCAGTTGCAGCATTGCCAGTTGTCCACCGTACTCTTAAATCATCATGTAGGTAACCAGACAATGGAAACTTCGCAGGGTTAATCAACCACCTCAAATACATTGGTACACTCGGCCCATCAGTCAGCTTCCCCGCTGGTACAGTCCAGATCGTTGCAGGGTCATCGCAATACTGGAACCGCACAGGCTCCAGCAATATCTGCCAATCACTACCTGCCAACTCCACAATACTAGGACTATCCAAAAATTTAGCCATGACTCTTTAGTTTGGATATAATGACAGCTAACTCCTGCTTTATCTCACCAAGTGTCCTTGATTGTCCCTCAACTAACTCAAATAGCTTGTTGTTATTCTGGCGTATGTCGTCGATTTGTACCCGCTGCACCTTAGTCTCTTCTTCCACTACACTAACCTTATCGAATAGTTTCTCTCTGGCTTTTTGGGCTGAGTCTGCACGTTGCATTAATCCGACAACCTTTGTCTTGAGTTCGCCATACGCCATAATCGCTCCTCCGACTACCGCACAAGCACCGATTCCAGCGAATACTACATTTGCGTCAATCTCCATTATAGGATGTCAGGGTCTATGTAGTAAGCTGATTCAGGGTTACTAACTTCAGCTTGCCATTGTGTGTCCGTGTAAGTGGTGTATCCGTACAGAGTCGTAGGCTTATTGCCACAGAATCCAATGAGTCGTTCAGTGCCGTTTGCGACAATAGGAGGGTTCAGGACAACCTCACGCCCATAAGTGGCAGCAACTTGCTCCATGTTGATGTTATCGTATTCCGCTACAGGGACGGTGCAATATCTTTGATCTTCGCTCATAATTTATGTGGGTACGTTAGTTGAAAAGCTTGGGCCATTGGTAAGGGTGGCATTATTACCGCCGCTTCCTTGGTCAGTAATCGTTGTTCCATTCCCGCCATCGTTGTCGCCCATACGCCACCATCCAACAGGATTAAGAGATGTTAAGTCAGTTGGCGTACCACCGTTGTAAATAGTAGTAAGTTGCTCAGTCGTCAAAGCAGAGTTGAATAACGCATACTCGTCACACAATGCCGCTCCATAAGTCGAACCCTGATTCCAGAATCGAAGTGATTGCCCACTTAAATTAGGTGTTGTGGCTTGTATTGTGCCTGTAAAGGTTAATGATTGCTGTACATTATTGATATATGCCTTAAGCCTATTTGAGTTACCTGACAACGATCCATCATAAATCATCGCTATGTGACACCAATCTGTGTTAGTAAAAGCAACTTGCCCATATTGCGAACCTCCATTTGAGATGTTAAAATATAAGACGTTACTAACAACTGCTATATGAATGCGATTGCTTGCATTTAAGTACTTAGACATGCAGTGAGCGACATCTGTTGTGTTTGGGAATTTTACCCATCCACTAAATGTAAACGCTGATGCGGAGTTAAAGGTAGTGACATCGCCGCAATCTGCATAATCATCCGTGCCGTCGAAGTCTACGGAGTAAGTGTTAAATGAAGCCAATGCTGATGCTGATGCAGTTACAGCACTACTTCCGACACTCAAACTATTACCGAGGTAAGGCATTACTTCTTGTAGGCGATCACTGCTCCACTAGCGAGGTCGATGGTTGTCCATCTAGCGTAAATCGTCTGACCTTGTGCGAAGACTGTGGCATCGGTTACGAGTGCCGAAAAGTTGGAAATGTTATTAACGCAGTTCGCAGCAAAAACTGTATCCTCACAGCAATACACGGCATTCCATTCGCCTGTATTATCTCCTGTGTCGTTGATGTAGTTTGCTCCGTTCTCTCCGTTACGTACTATTACTGGTGTTGCCATATCTTACCTTTGATTAAATGCGTGTACTGTGTGGTGTGTTGAAAAGTGTGTGTAAATGTCCTGGCCTTGCTGACGTTCCAGCTTATCGAGTTCCAGTAGGAGTATCTGCTCTGCCTGTCTGTCTGCCATGCCGCCCTTATCGGCTTGTCCGTTGGCACGATACCAGTCTGCCAGTGCTCCCTGCAAGACATATTCTGCCCAGACATAAGGGAAGTCTGTATCTCCAACTGCGTAGTCATTCTGTGGGAATCTGTAAGTACACCATACTGGGCTGGTGCTGCTGCGGTTGATGAGCAATGATTGCCCAAAGTCGCTCGATTCATAGAGCACCCTGAATGGCACTTCTATCGGAGCTGCATCCTGTGTGTATGGATCTGTCTCCGTTACCCGTAGCATCTCGGCAATAGTGGAGGTGAAAACTCCAGAAGGGGAGTCAGAGTCATCAGACCCATGTGCGATGTAGGCAACAATAGTTGCGGTGGCAGATGCTCCAGATCCTCCACCTCCTGAAAACGTAACTGTTGGTACTTCTGCATATCCACTACCCTCATTGGTAATTGATACGCCGTTGACCTCACCATTGGCATTTATCGTTGCTACACCTGTGGCTTGTGTGCCTCCGCTTGCTGGTGCTGCTATGGTCACTGTAGGGGCAGAGGCATATCCCGTACCACCTGCCCCCACACTTACACTGCGTACTCGGACATCAGGGATGAATTGATCCGTCTTAACAGTGTGTGGCCACCTCGCCCGTTCTCTCGCAAGACGAGCGTATTTGTTGAAACTTGCGACTGCCGCATTGCCCTCATCAGAGTTTAAAGAGGATGCACCAATCGTGTGCATGAATCGGTACAACAACCCTAATGTCGGGGCTGTTACACTATCACCTACAGCAACATTCCTCATGATTGTGCTCTGTGGCTTTCGTTGTCACGCAGCCATTCTTTCCGAAACTGTTTGTCTTCCCAACATCCTTCGCCACATGCGTTGATTGCATTTGCCCAGTCTGTAATGGGTATGTGTGCAATCGCTTGACCAAGACCTTCAACAACCTGCTTGCCAAGGTTACGGGCAACCCAGCGGGATTTCATTGCCCGTTCAGTCTCCTGGTGCTGCTTCATGTTTACGTCATATCTGACATAACGCTCAAGGTCACGCATGAAGGTGTCGTAGCTTTGACCCTTTTGTTTAGCAAGGGTGCTCCAGTTTGGTGCGTAGATTTGGTTCATTATAGTAAGTTTCCAAAGATTACATCTGCAATAATTCGCAATCTACCTGCTGTTGATGCACCTAGTTTGTCGTTGGCTAGAAAGCGGACTATTAAATGCTTAGTTGTGGATGTATCATCATAGGAATATATCTTACTGTTTGCCGAAGATACTAATGTAACGGTCACGTCATCAGTTTCACCTGCTGAACTTGTTGTGTCTGTTGCATCAAAATAATCTCCGTTTGATGCACTAGCCCGTGCTGCCAATAAGGGATCAAGCACTTTGGCAGTCATATAACCGTCAAGGTCATCATCATCCCCTATACTAAATACTGGACTTGTGGTTCCTGTAAAATTTTCTTCAACCACCGTAAATACATTTCGCACAATGGTTCCTGTCTTTAATGGAAACAGCTTATATGTCTGTGTGTCTCCATTAGATTCTCCTGCTGGAGCGTTATTCACCAACTGCTTCCAGTCAATGACTACACTTACGGCTTTTTCATTCTCCGCAGGTGGTGTTAAATTTAAGTTAATCTCTGTATCTGCCATGTTAAGAAAAAGCCCGTAGCCACAAGCGAAAGGAAAAAAGACTTATGACTACGGGCTGGTTAGGGGTAAGTGTACTTAATCCTTATTAGAGTAGATCCTCTCCGATCTCCATAAGGATAACCAGTTTGCCTACGTTTAGTAGGGAAGGGGAACCTGCGGCAGAATTAGTAAACAACGCCTCAAGAGCGTCACCAGATTCGCCTGCACTTCCTGCGGCAGTTGGGATTACTCCACTTGCTGCACCAACTACTGTACCTGCTGCAACAGGTGTGCCAGTAGTGATTAAGCTTGCTGCTGCTGCAAAGTTGTTTGGATCTCCATCTGTGCCTACCTGTACAGTAAGTGTGCCTGCTTCACCGCCACTATAATCAAACGCTTCTTTTACATAAAGAAAGCACTTAGTTACAACAAAGTTGGTAGGCAGGCTACCGAGTGTCACTGTGACAGTGTCGGTTGTGCCTGTACCTTCATCAATGTCGGTGTGGTCGATTTCAAACTTGTGTGTGAATCCGTTGGTGCGTTCCTGAACTGTAAGAAGTTCAGTGGACGCACCTCCGAGAGTTACATCTGTGTTAGCCATGTTATTAAGTCTCCTCTGTTAAGGATTAGTTGTAGAAGAAACCATGTGATTTGATGGACTCAACTCCGAGGGAGCAGATCATCTCACAAAAACCTCTGCGTCCGCCGCCTTGGTTTTCCAACTCAGTGCGGTTATCAGCTTGAAGTGTGAACAAGCAGTAAGAACCTGTATCCAGAAGTAATGCACTATCATCATTGAGAGTGGCACTACCGCTAGTACGATCAACGAACACGGAAGCTGGAACAACTTCGACGACACCAAAATCACCTTCGTAGAGAGTGATGGTGCTGGTCATCTTCTTGGATGTGGCATCCTCGTTGCGTTGGTACATCTCGGAAGTAGAACGCCCGAAGTCAGAAACCTGACCACGTACTTTAGGATTACCAACGAACATGTAGTTACCTTGTGGAGCACCATTAGCTTCGTAAAGGTTCTGCATGACTGTATTAAGGTTATCCTCAGTAAGAGTGCCACCTGAATCAACATAGTTGCCACTTGCTCCGAGTTGCTGATCGGCTGGAATATCAGAAGGATAGTTGTTACCTGCTGTGCCGTTATAGCCTAACCAGCGGAAGAAACCACGCATCTTGTATGGAGTTCCTGCACCTGCTTGTTGTTGACGATCATTGCTTGAACAGATCGCAGACTCAACATCACGTCCAAGTTCACGTACTGCTTTAGCAGCTCCGTATGCAAACTCAGATTTAACACCTGCGGTATCAACGAGTTCCTGAATATTGGAAACCTGATAGCTTCTGCGGAAGTGTTGGATGTAGTTACCAAGTCGGGCAGAGTTGGCACGTTTGTTGTCGAAAGAAGTTACGTCAGTACCTTCATCAACTCCGTCAAAGGAGGGTTCCTCCATGCTGTCAACCTGCCATTCAGGGAAAGTTGAAGTCGCTTTTTTCTTTTTGGCCCTTGTGAAAACTGGTTTCATCTCAGGCTCAACGAGAGACATCCAATCGAGAAGTTGTTCCCGATTACCTGTCACATTAAGGGTAGTAGCTTTAGCCATTATATATAGGGGTTAGTTAAATAAAATATCTTCCATCATGCTGGAAAGTGCATCTACGCTCCCTTCGGCCTTGAGTCGGTTCTGCTTGCTGGCAAGTGCCTGCTGTTTCTTCTTTGTACTTGTACTCCTTGGCTGTGCCGCACCTGTTGGTGTTGGCTTTGTCTTTGGCTTATTGGTAGTGGCAACCTTCCTGGGTGTTTGTTTCCTACTTCCCATGATATATTGCTCTCCAACAATAGCCGCCGATAAAACATACTTGGCGTTGGGTAGAATCTTCTCGACTTGCTGGAATATTGGGTCGCTCGCCATCTGCAAGTAAGTGTCATGCAGTTCGTGCTCCGCATTGGTGTGGAACTCAAAGCGTTCCTCTGCCAGCTTGTCGGATTTCTCCTTAGCATCAATGAAGTTGCGGCGTTGCGGGATCTCTTTCCTTATTAAAGATTGAGCCTGCTTTTTGATATTCTTGAGGTCGGCTTTGGTGTATTTATTACCATTAGCTTCTGCAAGATATTCATTGCCGTCATCATCGTACTCAGGTTCGTTATCCAGTGCTTCATCTGCCCAATCTGCTAACTGCTGGTATGTCTCCGCTTCCGTCTCCAATTCTTTGATAGAGGTAGCTTTGAGTGTGCCAGTAGTTTGCTGCTGTGCAGGTTGCTCCTGTTTCGCCCTCGCCAATTCTTCCTCAAGTTGTTTCTTCTGAGCTGTTAGTTGGTTTATCCGTTTATGGGACTTACCGCCAATTCGCTTATTTAACTCCTTGAGTTCATCTTCGGACATTTCGTCCAGGGGTATTTCGTACTTAGAAAGAACATCAGACTGCTCTTCAGCAACTTCTTCCTCCTCATCAGAGTCCTCCGTTTGCGTAGCAGTAGAATCCTCGGTATCCTCTTCCTCTTCTGTCTCTTCAGTAAATTCTTCAGATTCAACAGTCTCGGTCGCTTCTTCCGTGGTTTCGGTATCTTCCGTATCTTCCTGAGTATCCGCAGCCAACAACTTGCTGGCTAGGTCATCAAGAGAGAGTACGGACTTTTCATCCGTTGCCTCATTTGGGGTGGCAATCGTAGCCCCATCTTGTGTATTCATTTTCCAGCGAAGTATTCGCAGTAGAACTCAACACATTGAGTGATGGATTTCTAAGTCAAGAGATATTTTTCTTAAACTTATCGCAGGTATATCCTGTGGATACTGACTCTGCTGATCCCATTGATACAAGGAGTCCGCAAGCCCAATGCTGCTCTAACTCCGTCATAGGATTTACCGAGCGGTAAAAGCACTCATAGCAATTACCCTCTTTGATGGGATCTGTTACCGCTCGGTAATTTACTGATTTGTGTTCGTTGTCCATAAATAAAAAGGCAGCCCCTATGTGGAGCCACCTTATCAACGATATACGTTGGTGGTAAATAAAAAAAGGGTCACGCCTGAAAAACCAAAAAAAGACGTGACCCCATACCTATGATTAAGAACAATAACAATAACGATATGAAATTATTCGACCGAGATTACATCCTCTGGTCTATCAATCAAGTCTAAAAGATTCTCGTATGCCAACATTACTCCTGTGTTGTGCAAATGCACTCCAGTAGCCACATCGCCATCTGTTTTGCGAGGAGGTTCCAGCGTTGCTGCCTTTGCCACCTCGTAGTGCTGCTCAATTTCCTCCCGCAATAATACAAAGTGTGGGTTATCCCGTAATGCATTTATTGCAAGAAGGAGGTTCTTCCTTTTGTCTTGCTCGTTCATTTGAATAAAAAGTCATTCGAGTCTATCTTGATTGGCTTAATGCCTTCCCTGTGTGGTTGACTCCAGAAATACTCCGCACCAGCATCTACTTCCTTCTTTAACTGCTTAGTGTCTATTAAGTCGTAAACAGGTGTCTTGTGCTTGAGTCCTGTCTTAGTGAGTAGACTCTTACACAGTGGGCCTTGGTTGCGGTTCTCTGCGGTTCGTTCTGCCATTACTGTTGTGCTGTCTGCCCGTATGCCGTAGGTGCTGTACCTGTCCGACCGATCTGGGCATTCTGTTGTTGTTGAATTTGGAATTGTCTCTGCTTCTGGTACTGCATTGCACGTTCCGCTAATGCTGGATCTTGTTGCATTTTCTGCTGGATGTCAGGTTGTGCTGCCCACTGCTCAAAGACTTGCATCTTGATTTGGTGTGCATCGTCCTGTCTTACATTCGGTGGTACACCTGCAACCAACTCAGCAATGGTTTGGCGTTCCTCGGCTACTGCCTTCTCTTGTGCTTGCTCAACGGGTTGGATCATTCTGTCTGCGGCTCCTGGCCAGAGTTGTCCTACAACAATCTGCAATAACTGCTGAGTGTCCAGTGTGCCTGATCTATCAAGCATCTGCCCTAGCTCGGCTGTAGCTTTAGCACGTTCCAACACTTGTGCAGGATCTTGCGTACCAATATCAAAGTCTATCCAGAAGTCGTAGCGTTCACCTGCCTTACCCTTAGTGTACTTCTGTTGGTCTACCACACCGACAACTCTAAAGTATTCTTCATCAGGGCCGAACTGCTGATACAGAGAGTACACTTGATTAAATATCTTCCTGATATGACCCAGTACAATATCCACAAGGTATTGCTGCTTTACCTGTGCCTCAATAGGGTCAACGCCTTGGGCATTACGTCCCCAGTATCTATTCAGGTTCGTCTCAATATACTCACGTAGTACATAACTGCCTTGGTCAAATCTTGGTGGTTGATCCCACTGGATCTCATCCATCCTTAGTACTGGAACCCGTACTGCTGGCCCGTACTTGGTTGGTTTGCGTCCCACTGTATGTTTCAGTGGTGGCATAGTCGCTAAGGACTGTCTATCAATACTTGCGTCCGTCTCGGCTTTGATAACTTGCTGGTATGACTCTGCCAACTCTGGCAAACTCCTGGCAGAGTAGAGTCTTTTGCTGGTACGCTCCAATGGCGTTACGATAAATGGATACTGCCCGTGCTGGTAATCCAATAACTCATGCTTGGCATAGGCATCCACACCATAGCACATAATTGTCCTATAAATTCCCTGCACATTGTCCTCATCCAGTAAACGCTGGTAGGTGTAAATAATCCGCACAGTCTCGTCATATCGACCATCAGTAAAGTTATTGCGATGCCATTCCTCTATCAGTGCAGGATCATGTTGCTGTCCTGCTGTTTGAATGGCTTCCTCTACAAACTCTTCATCCCAATCGTCCTCGTTAATCTTGGCACGTAACTCCTGTGGGGTCATGTGAATCACATGGAAACAATACGGAACCTTCTGTGGCTCAATCGTCCATGATGGCATAAAGAAGTCTTCGTCGGGTGGCAGTGCCTTAATGACTGGTTGGTTGCGTATCGACTTGTCCAGAGGTACTGTCGTCTTACCAGTGGTTCGCAGTTCCGTGAGCATCGCCTTAGCTTTCTTCTCACTAACTCCTGAACCCTCAGTGAGCATTGGAATGTACTGGTCATCCAACTCACCTGTCATAAATTGTTCCTGATCTCCACCAGAGTTTACCACCATTGCTATGGCATCTTCAAGTGTAAGTTCCTGTTGAATCTGCTGCTTGCAATAGTCCCACTCTACTGAGTGTACCATGATCGACTTCTCTAACAAATGATCTATACCTAAGTCTATCTGCTCATAGAACTCCTCCATCTTTGCATTGATGAGCCAACGCATGAAGTTAGAGATTACCGCAGCACGTTGAATATCATTCGACTCTACAGGAATGGCATTGATGTACGCTTTCTTGATGGCGTTGATACACTGAGCCTTCTTAGTATTGATGAGGTCATCCACCTCACGACTCTCATGGTCACTTGCTCCATCCCACGGGAATACCTCCCCAGTCTCTGCATTGCGGTTGTGCTTCTTAAAGTCTTCACTCTTGCCGTTCCACTTGCAGTTTCGTGTGTAGTAATCCCGCTCTCGCTGGTCAACCCATTCTTGGAGGTCATGCACTGTGCGACTGTACGCCTCTTGTAAAAAAGGTATATCTGGTTCCCCGCTTTTGGGAACATCTGTCATATTTTCGTCTGTAATCAAATCCATGTGAGACCTATACACTCTAAGTAATATCTAGTCAAATCAATAACCACCTCCGCCTGTAGCTTCAAGACCACCTTCTTCACAGTAGTGCAGTCCGTTAGTTACGCCATATCTAATCGTATCCACAAAATCCTTAAAATGTTCTTCCTTGCTGCACCCTGTGTATTCCAGCATTGAGTTAATTGTATTCTGGCACTGGTCACTTACATACAGTTGTGGTCTGTTTATCACAGACATCGGCTTGCGATCATTCCATGCTAAGAGATCATTGATCTTTGCCACCCCTGCCTCTACGTCACCACGATACACTGGAACCATATGGAAGTCTAATGCTGCCATTTCTGAGAACAGGTCTGTCTGTCCATCAGTTTTTGTTACCTTCTGAGTTCCGAACCCTGGGTCACAGATACGCTGAATAATTTCTTCATCCTGCTCCAAGCCGATAAAGTGTTCCTTCCACTGTAAATAGCCCCATCCGTTGGGTTTCTGTCCTACACTCGGCTTACCTACTGGTGTGCCAGCATTATTGACATGTGGTTGACACCATTCTTCTGTTGGTGATTCACGATACACATACACCCGACCATCTCTTATAACTCCAATCCATACTGCAACCCAAGGCTTAGTGCCTGCTGGATCAGTGATAAAATATCGAGTGACTGGGTATTTGTCTGGGTGTTTGATAAATGGTATCTCTCCGTGCGGTACGACATTTACATCCTTGTTAAACTTCGGAAACTTGCCTTGCTGTGTCTTTGTAGGAATACCATACAACCTAGCTAACCTCTCTTCTACAGGTTGATTGACGTACTGTTCAACCAAGTGGTGTGAGTCGATAAACGGATTGTCTTGTGTCCACCAGTAGTAAATGCGAGCTGATGGCCAAGCATGACATATCTGCTCCACTGGTAACTCCCTGCCTTCTGTCGGAGCGTACCGAGTCGCCACTGTCTCTGCACCCTTGAGTAGTTCTGCAATTAGTGGAGTCCACCCCTGCAATGTGGTAAAGGTCAGGATGATCCTACCATGAAAGTCCACTGTACGGGGAATCATTGTCTGAAATAACTTCAAAGGACATTCTTCATCCATCTCTATGATGTGTGCATTGAATCCCTCTGCTACCTGCTGGTTCTGCAAATACTGCGTATAATACTTGAAGAAAATGCTACTACCCCTGTCGATACCATCTCGTGGTGGCAAGATACATGTGGGTAGCCTTCCGACAAATCCTGTCTTCTGGTTATACGTAACGCTATAATTCTGTCCTCCACGCTTCTGTCCCTTCTCACGTAGATCAAATGGCAAGCTGTTAAAGATCGTGGCTTGTGCGTCTACTACAGAACGTTCCTCGTTATCGTGCCAATGATAAATCTTAGCCTCATCAATCTTCTGTGCCATATCCACCAGCAACCTATTGGCGAACGTACTCTTCGTGCTGTTGTGATGGAAGCAACCTTGGGCGTAGTAATTATGCGAGTATTCAACTTCCATATCCCACACTTCCTCTTTACCTACACGCTCTATGGAGGTAATAGTATTTGACAAACTACTAATTGCCGCCCAATTTCTTTCATATGCCAAAACATAATTGTATAAACTATCCAGTTTCGCAGATCCGTGACTGGATAAATCAAGGACGCACTCAACAATGGATTGCAGATCATCTTTCCAAACACCTCGATCCGAGAGTGACCCCGAAGCTGATTTACAAGGTCTGCAAGAAGCACGGGATAAAATGTCAAAGAACTGGCCCCAGATCTGGGAAGCTGCATCCAAATTGGCAAGGTGGGAAAGTAGTCTCTGGCTCTGGCTATGTGAAAGTGTATATGCCTGACCACCCTTCGTGCCGAAACGAGAATAAGAAGCGAGAGCAGAAATCAGAAGGGGGATATTATCGAAAGCAGTGCTATGTATGGGAGCATCGTATCGTCGCTGAAAAGCAACTAGGCAGGACTCTAAAGCAGCATGAAGTAGTTCATCACATAGATGGGAATGTTCAAAACAATCATCCATCAAATCTTCAAGTGTTTGAAACGAATGCGGCACATCTTTCCGCCACGATTTCAGGGAAATGCCCATCATGGACGGGTGAAGGGAAAGCCCGTCTCCAACACGCAAGGAATGTGCGGGTCGCCAAATCCCATTTGAATCCCAAACCATATGCCAAAAAGAAGATCGAAAACTTGATCCATCTTCCAATGTTACACGCAAAATTGGCAACACTCCCTTGCGAAAAGGTTCTCCAGCTTTTGCGATAGCAACATCGCCACGATACATAGAAAGCACCTCATGCTCCCCCTTTATGGAACTCACAGGGCGTTCTACCCCCGTTTTTGCACATAAGATGGGCGTATCACCTGTAATACACCGATTTCCACCAAGGATGATGTGTATCTTGGTATCCTTCCAATTCTCCATTACCCTACGCCAACTCTCTAGTGTCCACCCGTACTTTACTGGATCTTGCTTCTCCAGTATCGGCTGCTTCTCCATCAAGTCAAAGAGTGTCTGCAACTCCTCATCTGGTGTAGCCTGTATCTCTTCTGGCGATAGTGCCAGTTTGAGTTCTCCCTTTTCCACTCGCAGCTTACCAGTGGGGAAAGGTATCCCAAAGTCAGGGATTACTTCATCAGCATAGGTTACTTTAGGCATCTATTGTAATAGTGATATCAGGTATACTACCACAGAGTCCCCTGAAAATTGGAATTAACTCATCAATATAAACTCTCAACCCCTCCAGTTTTCGTTGATTGACCAATGAGAAGCTATTCGACTCTTCGTGGTACTGTTGAAGGTTTTTTCTCAAAGCAGGTACAAGGTTGCCCTTGAATGTGATTGTGCCATAATTGGTGTAGCACAGCACCTCTTCCTTTTTCATAATAAAGATTCGCTGGCACTAAGCAGGTTTGGGGAACTCAATCCCGTTATCCCTTTAGAGGGAAATATCATAAAAAAACCTCCTTGAACCTAGTGTCAGCATAGTCATGTCAGTAGTATAACAACCCAAACAAATCCTACTGCACCCACCATGTGCTGTCTGTAAGCTTCACACGTAGCCGCTTACCACGATTCATATACTCACCCCTCCTACGGGGCGTTAAACGTGCCACGACCACCTCTCCTGTCTTTAGTATCCTTACTTTCCTGAAGTTCTTATTAGGCATCACCTGGCACACCTGTGCATCCATCACCTCAGTGGAGGAGATCATAACTGACTTATCTTCTTTCTTCTCCCCAGAAGATTTGGTTACGACCTCCTCCTCTTGAGGACTAATAGGAGGTGTGGGTAAAGTCTCTTGCGGATTGTCCAACTTCTCAAAGGTATCCAGTACATGCTGAGATACACGATCCCCGAATATATACTGCTTGAGTGTGGACTCTTTGATTCCTGCCGCTTCTGCCAACTCCTTGCGAGTAACACGGCTGCTTTGAAAGCGTTCCTTAAATCCTTGTATCATGCTGTTTCTTCCTTTCGGCTTGCATTTATTCGGAATTACCAATACATGTCAAGCCCTTTAATTAAGAAAAGGAAATATGAACCACATCATCACGATACCACTGACGCACGTCACTGAGTTTGACCTATGGGATATTGATCCACATATTAAACAATACGCCGATATGGACTTAGGGTTTCCATGTGCTATGCTTGTAATTCATAAGGACGACTTAGGAAATAGCCTCTATCAAATGGATACAATCAGCATTATAAAACACGGGATGCACTGCGTACTAACCACCCAAGGCGGAATAAAAGGATCATTGGTCTTTGAGAAATACCTGCGATCCACACACCTAGAACCAGCAGACACACTCAACGATGCCAAAGAAAAAACAGGATCTCTCTGAAGAACAAGCCATTGAACTTCGACAACCCTTCGGTTACAACATTATTGCCAACACCGATCCCGACTTCCTACGCCGACTCGTCATACGCATCGCAGGTGGGGCCTCCATTACAGATGAGGCACGATTCCTATCCCGTGAATGTGGAGAGTCCCAAGCTAAGTGCCGTGACTTCCTACGCCGCACTTACGGCTGGACTGAACAAGAATACTATGACTTCCTCGGTCGCATCACTCGTGACATCAATCGCAAGATCGCAGAACGTCTCCATAAGGAAGTGGACGACATCCCAACTAAAGACCTGGTCAAAGCTATGGTCGCACTCACCAACCAATCCCTAACACTCGATGGACGACCCACAAGTATCTCTGCATCACAAACAGATAAGATCGGTGAGAAGAGTATCGAGGATATCAAGCAGTGGGCACTCGACCAAGTACAGGAAAAGAAAGCACAATCCATAGACATACAAACATGAAACCAGTAATTACCAAAATCTCCCTCATTAACGACGACACCGAATCCCCATACCTCAATAACCCCATCTTCAGTTGCATTGAAGTCGGCCCCGATGACGAAGCAGCAGGTTCCTTCCTTCGCATTAAACTCACCAATGAAACAGGAGAAAGACTACAACCAGGTGAAATCACTCTCGATTGGAATGAATGGGACTCCCTCATCAAAATTGTAGAACAGCACAGGTCACAGTGGGATTGGGAGTAGAAAAAACTCGACGGAATTATTTTCCTAGTTAAACTTTGGGAACCTTGGCCGTTCCCAACAAGGTATAGGATGGTCTACGTTCCTACTGTCTCTACGCCATCAACTATACGTTAGCACTTGTTCAGTCGCTAGGTAACACGCTCCTTCACGGCATGATGGTACACAGTCAGTTACAGTGCAGTGTGTTTCAGTAGAGTGATTGCAGTTCAGTGTGTTTCAGTGTGGTGAGTTTCAGTACCCTATTTAAGGTACGGGTATTAGGCTCATAACAACAGGCAGCGGCGATCGTTCCGACCCCCCCCGCCCCCGTCTATAAGCTAGGCGTGACGCAACTTATAGACCGCACGCACGCAGCCCAGTAAGTTAGGTGCATGCAACTTATATAACGCATGCCCAGGTGGTATGGTGTTAGGTGTGACGTAACTTTATGCTGTGAGAAACCTGTCCGATTGTGGGCAGGTTGCCTGGTTGTCTTGTGTGGTAGTAGACAGGCCTGTCCTGTCCTTTGTTCTATCCTGTCCTGTCCTGTCCTGTCCTGTCCTTCACTGCGTCAACCCTTACCACTCAAACTACCACTCATGCAGTATAAGACACGCGCACACGAGGCTGGTGGTGCTGGAAATTGTCAAAAAATGGCGAGACGTGAATTATCGGAAGTGTAGTTTGGAAAAAGTACCCTATAGGGTAAAAAAAAAGTTCTTGCGGTATTTTGGATTTTTGTTCAATTTTGGGATTCTTAAATATTATTTCGTGCCACAGTACTGGTGGTGGTACGGATATTCCATTCAACCCAGTAATCTTGAAATATTATGAAAAAACTGAATGCATATAAAACCCTTGCGGTAGAATTCCTAAATGCTTTGCTTCCTGTGGAAAAACTGAAGATTCGCTTAAGGGTCCAGGACAAGTTGGATCAAATCGATTCTAACTTGTCGTATAGCAAGCTATTGAAAGAGCTTGGTTTGTCTTACATTGCAAGTTGCGACTCTAGTTCAAAGCTTGTGAAGGGAAAGAAGTATGAGTTTGCTACCCTCGGTCTTTACCTAGCGCCAGCAAGCAAAAGCGGCCGTAATGTTTGCACTTTTGCCGGTGCATGCAAAGCGCCTTGTCTTGACCAAAGCGGTCATGTTCTATTAGAGAAAAGAAGTGGCAAATCTACCATCCAAGTAGCAAGGCTACTTAAGACCTGGTTACACGAATTCAGGTTGGACCTTTTCAATAAGGCAATTTGTCACGAGATACGGAAAGCAGCCAAACTTGCTAAAAAGAAGGGTGTAAGTTTTTGTGTAAGACTGAATTGTACTAGCGACTTGGATTTTTCGGGTATCATTGCAAGTTTCCCTAGTGTTCAGTTTTACGACTACACAAAAGACCCCAATCGCCAAAGCATGGATAATTATCACCTGACTTACAGCTGGGACAGTTTCTCAAAAGGAAGGCTACCCTTTTACAAACAAGCTATTGCAAGGGGTCAAAAGGTAGCCTTTCCAGTGGTTAAGGCTGACTTGGATAGAATCCTAGCCTTGCCTAGTACTTTGGAGATGGATAGCTCAGATTTACGCTTCCTGGACGGCGAAGGTAGCTATGGGATTCTTGCCATAAAAGAGACTGGTAACACTCAACAAGGTATCCGTGATGGGTTCATGCTGGACTTCGACGGATTCAAAAAAGCTATAGCTTGGATCGAAGGTTAATAAAACGGTGGTTGGGATGGGAAACTTTAACCTGAACGAAAGTAGAACAATGACGAAAGTAATTAATAGAAAGACTAAACTAGTCCTTAAAATTGACTGCTGCATTACTTATTTTTTGCAAGCAGCAGATTCAGCGGGAATTGATATTGATCAAGATATGGCATTAATCGATTACACAAATGGAGTAATCGAATTTGAGGGAAATGATGACTCTTTTTTAAACGTGTTGAAAGGAAAGCTGTAATGAGAAAGAATAAATACAAAGGAAGCTGCACCAATTGCGGGACAATAGTTCAATCTGGGCGTGGATATCTTCACTCCTACCAGTCGGGCCGTAGGAAGCGGTTCTATGTGACATGCAATGCATGCCAGGAGGAAATAGAACCTGATTGCTATACTGGCAATGATGATGCCCATGCTGCTGCTATGCATGCGGTCCGTACTGTTCCTGGGACTCTCTACATACCATCAAGTGGTTTTGTGGGTTTCCGCAATCCAGCGGGACGATGCGAAGACGCTCCATGCTGTGGTTGTTGTACTTATTAATGAAGGGAAATAGAGCAATGATCGATCTAATCTTGAATACAGCATTTGTAGCCTACAATGTAGCAATCGGCATTTGGTTGGTTGCAATAGCCTTTAAATAAGGGACAAGCAAGGTGGGCGGGATGGACACCTTTTACCTTAACGAAAGAATGATACTATGCAAAAACTAGACCTCAACTATATACATATTGGAATGGCAACATTGCATGTTTGCCAATTAAGGCGGCTTTGTCGTCACCATACCAGCGAAAGCTGGGATTGGATCGCCACTGCGGGGAGGTGGGAGCTTGGGAACGCACTTATTTGGAGTGCATAAGGGACTAGCAATGGCATCTAAAAGTAAACTAACCAAGCCTCCGCAATGGTGGAAGCATCTGCGAGACTGGAAAAAAGTCTTCTGGCATGCAGAGAGACGGAACGCAAAGCGTGATATACAGCAGCGTATCAAAGAATAAGGGGCAAGCTGCGAAATAATTCTTGACGAAGCGGGGATCTTCCCTTTTTCTCGTCATTCTTCTTTAAATATTATGGACTGGACTAGCATTGACATTGGAACCCTTATGGGCGTGACCCATTGGAAGGGGCAAGCAAGGCAGGAGACTTTACTGGTCAAACCTCGTGGCAATAAAGGTGCTTACTACTACGGTGACAAAGTAGTTCGTTCCAAGTGCAGTGCGATCCTTCACATCATTGCTCGGTCTGAGTTCATAGTGATGGAGCGTGGCATGGGTGCCAGAGCCAATGTGGTCAATGCTCAGGCGAAACTCAGAGGCTACATAGAGGGGCTTTGTGACTTCAATAAGGTGCAAGCTAGGGAAATTCTCCCATCTGAGTGGAGAAGGCCCATAAAAGAGCATCTTGGGGTATCGTGGCCAAAGAAGTCAGAAGATCAGAAGGCACTGGCTCAACAAGTGGTGAAGCAACTTTACAATTTAGACGTATCTGAGGACGAAGCTGATTCTATCTGCATAGGATGGTCGGCAATGCGTCTCGGATACATTAACTCAAACCAATAGAACTATGATCGAAACAATACTAACAGTAGTAGCCGCATGGGTAGCTACAACGACTCTTCTTGCGTGGTGTTTGCTACGCAGTAACCAGAATAAATAACATTATGAGTTATCAATCAACGGGCGAGGTGATTGCCCTTACACCAATCGAGCATGTCGGAAGTAACGGCATGCCAAAACGCCAACTTGTCATCAAGACCAGGGATGATAAGTTTGATAAAACCCAACCCTTCACACTACTAAAGGAACGTGCCGAAATGTGCAAGGCACAGGTTGGGGATCGTGTCGTAGTCTCTTGGGATTACAATGGGAGGGAATGGAATGGTAAGTACTACGCCGATGCAGTTGCGTGGAAAGTAGAAGTGCAAGGGCAGGCTGGCTCAGTACAGCAACAGCAACCTGCTCCATATTCTGACAATGAACTTGATTCAGATTCTGTGCCATTCTGATATCACGAAAGGAAAACTATGAAAGAACTAGCAAAAGCACTTTTGAAAGTGCATCAAGAGATGCCAAACGTAGGCAATAACGCAGTCAACGGACACTTCCGTAGTGACTATGCAACACTGGATCACATTATTGATTTGGTAAAACCAGTCTTTCTAAAGCATGGCATCATCGTAAAAGAAGGATGCAGAGAGGGAGCGGTTTCAATACAACTCCTGCATGCTGAAAGTGCAGAGGTTGACGACCTATGTATCATTGACCTTGTGTGTAAAGATCCAAGCAATCCACAACAGCAGAAGAGTGCTGAGACTTACGCAAGACGTAGGTTGTGGCAACTAAAGGCAGGCATTTGCCCTGCGGGTGAAGACGATGACGCTAACAGTGCCTCACAAGGGGCGAGCAAGACTCAACCTGCTCAAGATCCAGCCACTGGGCTACAAGGACGCATTGACCTCCTGAAGCCACATGAGACTGCCATAATCGCATTTGCAGCGTCAAAGGGTACGATCATAGCGGGAGTACATGAACTACCGTCTTCGTGGCTCAGAGATCCACAGAAGCTAATTGCAACTGCTAACGAGTATGCTGCCAAGAACACAGTCACCAAGGAGGTGAAGAAATCTTGACATTAGGTTTCCTATCTGCATTCTAGTAATTATCGGAAGTCAGAACCCGAAATGAATTATCAACTTTCCATAAGCCCTGTAGATCGAGGATGGCGTAAAGCCTGTTCTGACACCTCTCTACGGGGCTTATGGGTTTTGGAGGGAATCCAATGAAGTACGAACTACACCGCCTTAGGTATCACCCTTTGTATAAAACTTGGCTTAACATGAAACAACGGTGCACTAACCCAAGACGAAATGATTACCAATACTACGGAGGCAGAGGTATTGCAATGTGTGACGAATGGCTAGAATCATTTCAAGCGTTTTATGATTGGGCTATGGATAATGGATGGAAAAAAAGACTAACGATAGACCGCCTTAATGTTGAAGGCAACTATTGTCCTGAGAATTGTAGGTGGGTTAGTCGCACAGTGCAGTCACAAAATAGACGTAAACAAAAATCTAACACTTCTGGCATCAATGGAGTGCGATTTCAAAGATCATCATGGCTTTATGACATTACCGTAAACGGGAAGAGGACAAAAAAATGGGGATTTCCTTCAAAAGAAGCTGCATTGGAAGCAAGGAATCAATTTATTATGGACAATAATACTAACCACCAAATACAAAAACTATGAATAACACACATACACCGAAATACCTTGGCGTGGACATTGAAACAGGGCCGACCAAGAACGCATTGTCCTACTTCTCTCGCAGTGAAGTAAAGCTTGGAAACCTCAAAGATCCCAACAAGATCGAGGCCAAGCTTGCTGAAGCAGAGGATGAATTCCTAGACAAAGCTGCACTTTCCCCAATTACGGGGAAGGTGTTGGCAGTCGGGTTGACTGACGGAGCAGTGCATGAGGTGCTGACCTACGAATCTGAAAAGCGTCTGATTAGTGAGACATTAGACCGCATTAGTGTTCAGTTAATGGCACAAAGGCCCGTTGTTGGCTGGAATATCATTAAGTTTGATTTCCCATTCCTCTTCAAACGGGCAATGATGCTTGGTGTACCCTGGCCACAACATATCTGGGATCTCAAAAGAGGTTATCCGCACAGTCAGATCATCGACCTGATGACCTTCTGGAACATGGGCAACCGCATGGAAATGACCAAAATGGACACAGTGAACAGATTCCTGTGCGGCTTTGGCAAACCCAGTGGTGTCACTGGAGCCGACTTCGCACGGCTCTTTAACGGAACTCCTGAAGAACGGGAGAAAGCAATCGACTACGCATTGAACGATGTGAAGATTCTTGACAGTCTCACACGGAGGATGTTGAACCTCTAACAATTTAGCAGCAGGATATGGATGTTGTGCGGAAACGAGACACGGCCCATAATAGCCGAAGAGTCCTAAGTCCTGCTGCTATTAAATTTTACCATGATATACACAATACCAATCATACTAACCATACACACGAACCACGAGCACCTGATGCAGGTTGCAATGAAGTACTTATGAAGACACTAAGCACCATAGCAAAAGAGAACGCAACGAAACAGCAGATCAAGCTTTCCATGCACAAGATGAAGATGCTCCATGTGGCGGCAAAGGCAAGGTACATACAGCAAGTTACTGGAGTGGACGTGCTGGCATACTTGAAAGAGCAAGGTGTAGTCTTGACGAAGTAGCATACCGCACCATTATAGGTGTTGTAATTGGCCGTGAGAAGCCCTTGTAATGCAAAATATATTTATCATACCCAACCGAGTCGAGCGATGGCTATTTGCAGCCTGCTTCTCACACGCTCCTCGGTTGGGTGTTTTTTTAGAGGACTAAGATAATGAGTATCAATGGGAAAAAAGTATTTCAGCTTTACCATGACATGGCAGGGGTGGTCGGTGTTATGACGGATGAGCAAGCTGGAAAGCTACTTAAAGCAATTTTAACCTACGTGAATGGGAGTGACCCTGAATTTGATGATCCTGTGGCAATGGTTGCGTTTCAACCAGTAAGAATGCAACTTGAGCGAGATCACCAGTCGTATGTCAATACTGTCATTCGGAATAGGGAAAACGGAAGAAAGGGAGGACGACCCAAGAAAACCCAAGAAAACCCAGTGGGTTATTTGGGAAACCCAAACAAACCCAAAAAAGCCGATACAGATACAGATAAGGATACAGATACAGATAAGGATACTGTTACTACACCCCAAACCCCTCAAGGGGCTGGTGGTATGCCTTACACTGAAATTCTGGAACTGTACCATGAACACTGTCCATCCTTACCTCCAGTCAGGAACCTAAACGAACAACGCAAGAAACTGATAAGCCAGCGACTAAAACAAGGCTATACCATTGCTGACTTTGCCCAAGTGTTCAAAAACACAGAAGCGGATGACTTTATGACTGGCAAGAATGACAGGAAGTGGAAAGCTAACATTGACTACATCCTTCGTGACGGAAAAGAGGATAAGTTCCTGAAGCTACTGGAAGCTACACCTGCACACGTCACACCAACCGAACCTGAACCACAATACTTTGAACCTGCCAACAGAAGTGAAATCCTCAAGGTGTTCCCAAATCGCACAGATTTAGTGGACACACCCTGGAGCGAGTTGACTCCTGATGTGCAGCAAGTGATAACCGAGAAATGCAAAGAACTATGAACTGGATACCGATAGAACAAGAACTGCCTGAGATTGACCAGATCGTTTGGCTATACAACGCAAACACATATATCCCTTGGATTGGTGGACGTGCAGAAGACGACTCTGGCGATGACATAGTGTGGTACTGGGGTAACACCTACGGAAGCTTTTGGCATAATGGAGTGTATTGGTCAGGAGATATTGAGATAGATCAATTCTATCAACCGACCCACTGGATGCCACTACCAGAACTACCAGCAAAGGAGGAAGCATGAGCATAGAAGAGTTTAACAAACAACAATGGACACCTTCACTGGTTGCAAAATATCACAAAAATGGAAATGAGTACTCAATTATGGGAGTTGATTTCCATGAACAGTTGATTGGACTCGATGGAGTTGTGCAAGGATCTAACGACCTAACATGGGTCAGGTGTGAAAGCATAACAATCACTAGAGATTTGGATCAGGAACTGCCAATAAAGGAGGAAGCATGATCGATATACCAACACCGTACAACAAATACGCAGAGGAGTTCATCCTTGCCTCTACCTTTCTCGATGACCGAGTAGTTGGCGACCTGATTGCCAGTGGCGTATCGGAAGACACATTCCACAAATCCATACACCAAGATGTCTGGCGTATTGTAAAGCAATACTATGCTGAAGGCACAGTTTTCGATGAGGTCGGTGTGGCTCAGGAGTTGAATGATCGCTACGACTATGCCGAGCCAATGGCAGTGGTGAATCAAATCTCTAAAGCCGCTGAGACCACCACCAGCACGTCGATCTACGTGAAGACATGTATTGATACCGAAAGGAGACGAAAACTCCTTAGAGCGGCAATAGAATGCGTTGATTCAGTGCGTAAAGAAATGGAACCAACTGAGATACAGGAGAAACTTAGCCAAGCACTACAGGATAGTGGTCAGGATATTCTCTCTGATGCCGACATATCTACTGAATCAGGGAAGGTTATTGAGGACATACGTGAACGTAACAGCAAGCAAGTGAAGTTTATCGGTATCTCCACAGGATTTCGGCTCTTGGATTACTACTTAGGTGGCTACAGACCTGAGACACTGAATATCTTAGCAGGCAGACCAGGTGCAGGTAAGACGAGTCTAGCCCTACAACTTGCTCTCAATATCCTTTTCCAACAGATACCAGTACGCATCTGGTCACTGGAGATGTCAGCAGAACAACTACTTGCCAAGCTTATCGCCAATCTGAGTGAGGTTGACCCGAACCGCTCAAAAGATGGACTAATTACTGAAGCTGAGTTTGACCTAATGGAGCAGGCTCGCTACCGATTGACGAAGTTACCTCTCTTTATATCGGATGCAAGCCATGTCACAGTGGATCGAATTGCTGCACAACACAGGCGTGACCTCGCAAAGCATGGTCAGTGTATGCTTTTCATTGACTACCTGCAACTAATTCGTAGCACTGACCGCAAACTAAGCAGGGAACAACAGATTAGCACCATGAGTAGAGACTTGAAATGTCTATTCAAAGACACAAAAACCCAGGGTATTGTGTTATCACAGCTAAATCGCAACAGTGACCAATCTGCTGAACCTAAGCTTTCTGATCTCAGAGAGAGTGGTGCGATAGAACAGGATGCCGACACTGTCATGTTCATCTATGGCGAAGGGCAGGTCAAGCTAGGCAAGAACCGTCATGGTAGTGAAGGTAAGCTTACAATGAACTTTAACAAACCAATATCAAAATTCACCACCAACTAACAATAGACTATGAAAATATTAGCAACTATCGAGTATTACACCAATGGCGAAACTATTACCACACAAGAGTGGTACGATATGGATGACGTAAAAAATATGGTGCGTAATCTGTTTTACACTAAAAATAGTCACATCACATCCTACGTAACTGTACCTGAAATAGAACTCAAACTAATACACACAGGAGAATAACACAATGAACTTTAATAAACCAATCTCAAAATTCACCACCAACCAATAACCACCATGCACTCACACGATAACGAATACCTAAGCAAACTCAAAGAATACGAACGCCATCTTGATTGGCTTCAAGAACAGCACGAAGGCTATACAGAGGAGCCTGAGTACGATCCTGAAGATGACATCGACGATGACCACCCACGGCTTATGCGTTTGAGAGGAGAAGTAGAATGAAAGTCTTAGTCGCATGTGAATATAGCGGAGTAGTTAGGGATGCGTTTATCAAGCAAGGGCATGATGCAATGTCTTGTGATCTACTTCCAACAGATTCGCCAGGTCCACACTACCAGGGTGATGTCTTTGATGTAATTAACGAAACGTGGGACTTAATGATTGCACATCCGCCTTGCACCTATTTATGCTCAAGCGGCTTACATTGGAATAAACGCACTCCAGGGAGACAGGAACAAACTGAAGAGGCATTAAGATTTGTTGATGTGTTACTAAGTGCGAATATCAAACAAATAGCCTTAGAGAATCCAGTAGGTTGCATTAGCACACACATTCGGAAGTATGACCAGTTAATACAGCCTTGGATGTTTGGGGAGAATGCTAGTAAGAAAACATGCTTATGGTTAAAGAACCTACCGCCTCTTGTACCAACACAAATTATACCACCTAGGAATTGGTCTGTTGTTAAATACGCAATGGACTGTGTTGCTTGCGAATGTTGTGGAGAACCATTTTGTGAAGATTGCAATAAGCATTACGCAGATTGCCAATGTATCGGGCCAACACAAGATGAAGCAACATACAAAAAAATTGAGGGTGTAGAGTTTGCGACTCTCGACAATCCACCAACCAAACCTGTCTGGGCTAACCAAACTCCGAGTGGTCAAAATAACCTTCCACCTTCAGAAGATCGCTGGAAATTACGCAGCACAACCTATCATGGAATTGCTGACGCTATGGCAAATCAATGGGGACAACTACTAAGACAAGACACACAACCATGAGTATCACAGAAATAGAAACACAAGCCGCCATTGTCAGAGAGGCACGGAAGCAACGCTACCAGATTACGAAGCAGAACACTTCGCTACGTGAGGAAAACAAACGCCGCATGGAGCGTAATAAGAAGCTACGTGAACAGCACCAGCAAGCGAAATGGGGCCAGAAGAAACACGTACCTAAGACTGAGGAACTTCTAGTCTATGAAGTGCCAGAACAATACAACAAAATATTACGCAACGAGACTAAGGTTCATCAGCAACTTAAAGATCGCCACCCTGTTGACTGGTATCAGCGAATCATGGAACTACCTAGACGCATACGGGATCGCATTACATGTTATGTCTGGTGGGATTATTGTTATGACAGTGGTAGCACATTGTACGAAAAGCACATTCAACAGGACTTGGAAAAGAAGTCTTACAAAACCATTAACAAAACAGAAATAATAGAGGCGTTGGTACAGTTAGGCTACACACCATACGCCGCAAGCCAGAGGGTAAGCAAATGAACCACGACAAACTACAACAACAATACGCACTTGCCAGTTACGGCAACACAAAGGACAACCCTCTCTCTAAACGGCAGCAGCAAGCCGCTGAAGATTTATCAAAGCTCGCAGATTGCGATCCTAAACCAAGTAAGGATGAGACATTACGGGATGAAGCAATCGCACGTTTTACTGAGAAAGCTACCAGTAAGTTTAATGCTGGCATTCGGGAGCATAACCCCAACGGCGGTAATGATCTTGAGGATCGTGCCACGTTCGCTGACCTTGAGGATGAAGTGATAGACCTCTGGTTTTATGTCCAAGGACTCAAACGCAGGATTCACAGGACATGAGTGAAGATAAAAAGCACTGGCGACCCCTGCGATGGGATGAATGCGGTAACTGCGGTTCTGATAACTGCGAAACCTACACAGACGCACCTGATGGTTGGCATTATGATGGTGATGCTGTACGATGTAAAGAGTGTGGAGAAGAAGGGCAAATCATGTGCGACACAGAAAGTCCTTCCGATGTTTTCTGGAATGGTAGAGATTTCGGAGAATAATGAGAGAGACGCTAACAAAGATTCTGGGACGTGAGCCAACTTTACGGGAGTGTCAGGCATATCTCAAATGGGTACGATTAGTGGAAACATATCCTGAGATTGTTACCATCTTGGTACTTCACCAATCTTGACATAGCGTAGTGCATATGCAAGATTAGCCTCCATTATGAAAGACCTGACCCTCAAGCAAAGGCAAGTTGTGCAACTCATTGAGGCTGGTCTTTCCCAGTACAAAGCTGCCACATTCCTCGGAGTAACCAGGGCAACAGTACAAAGTCAACTCAATCAGGCAAGAGACAAAGGTTGGAGGAAGTCTACAGGCGATGCCATTACTCCAGACAAGATGCAAATGCACGGACAGTCCGTGCTGTATGGTGCTGATGGTGAGGCAAAGCTTGCTTGGCACAAGTACAGTCCAGAACGTGCATTCAGTGCCGACTTTGTAGAAGGTCTGGTCAAACGGGTTGAAGGTAAAGGGAAGTTAAGCAAGTGGAAGTCTCCACCTTTATCAACTAAGGATCTTTGTGCGGAAGTAATCATAGCTGACCTTCACATGGGCATGCGAGCTTATGCTAAGGAAACGGGTGGTGAGGATTATGACACAGACATTGCGGCTAAAAGACTTATGCAGGCAGTGCAAAGCTTGCTGTATAGGTTTACATCTCCAAGTGTGATACGCATTGTGCTGCTTGGAGATCAATGCCACTTTGATGACAATAGTAACGCAACCAAGCAGAGTGGTCATGTGCTTGACGTTGACACCAGATACTCCTTGGTTTTGAAAAAACTTATTGCTGCTGTCTGGGATGTTGTGTGCTTAGTGTCGGAATATGCACCTAAACTGGAGTTGTACGTTATTCCTGGCAACCATGATGAGGTTTCTAGTTATTGGCTTAAAGAAGTCCTTAAAGCTTTCTGGCATGATGAGCCAAGGATAGATGTGTGTGACCAGGATACATACAGGAAGTATGCACAATGGGGAGACTCCCTTTCGGTATATGCTCATGGCGACCGAATCAAACCAGCAGATATTGCCAAGGTGGTTGCTGCTGAACAGCCCAAGTTGTGGGGAGATACAAGATATAGGTACTTCAGGGCAGGACACTTTCATCATCGCAAGACCATTGCTCCTGTTGTAGTTAATGAGCAGTCTGGGATTGAGATCACTTACTTATCATCGCTTGCTGCATCTGACGCATGGCACAGTCACAGCGGGTTTATCGGAAGTCAACGTGCCGTGCAAGGGTTTGAATTATCCAAGACGCATGGGCAGATCTCGCAGTTTTATTCGCATGTTTGAATTTAATCCAAATACTTACCCATGTACTCATGGAACTGCTCCCACACCTTCTCGGTGCTGATTGTGTCCTCACCGTGCTTATGCTGGTTGCGTAACCAATGGTAAAAATCGCTCAGTTCCCTTTGCATATCTGCCGCATTAGCAAACAGAGCAATGTCGTCGTGGTCGTAGCAGTGGAAGGTGGCTAGTATCTTATCATCCATATCAAACCTCCACTATATCAGAACCCCAGCACATGGTTTTGGTTAAGCGGCCATTTACCACTTAACTTTGTCCGCCCAATAAGCTGCTGACATTTTTCCTTTTGATATGTTCTTAGCGTGTCTCGCTTTAAAAGAACGTCTCTTGGCTTTCATTTGTGCTGATTCACCTGCTTTAGGTTTACCAGCAGTCTTAGCACCTTGCTCACCAAACCGAATAGTCTTAACCTGATCACCTTGTTTAGCTACAACAACGTGTGACTTCTTAGGATGGCTAGGAGTTCTTTTAGGTTTATTGAAACCTGACACTCCTGCTTTTTTTAGTCTTGAGTCTTTCTTGCTCATTTAATGCACCAGTTTCTTTTTTAATTCATATCGTGTCAAGCCTTTGCTTGAGCCGTAGGTTATCCATATCAAACCTCCACTATATCAGATCCCCAACACACAGCAAAGATTCCTAAATTTAAATAATGCTTCTCGCAACCAAGCACCATTTTTGTCCAATAGTGCAGCTTTGGCCGATGTTCACACACTGCACGTACCTCAAGGTATGCAGTATCCCACATCGTGCCGTTTGCCAGTGCGTCCATATCTGATTTGCGAACACCGAATTCAATGCCGCACCAGAAGACGTGTAGGGTTCTAAACCAAGTTGTCATGATTCACTGCTAGTATGTCATTCACTAATTGATTCTTCACTATTTCTAATGCAGTGATAGCCGTTGCTGCATGATCGGCATGCTCCATACATGTACACTTTAGTAGGTTACATAAATCTGTAAATGTAAAGTCTTGGTTTTCTTCGGTATCGTCCAGTATGTTCATACCCCGACAAATGTGGAACCATCTGGTGATGTCAATTATTTATTCTTTTTCTCGTATCCACCCATTCCCTCAACGTGCCAGTAGATCGGGTCAAGAATTGTGCCTTGTAATGAGTGACCTTTCACCTCTTCACCTAAACCAAATGCCATGATGTCTTTACCTGCCCTATCAAACACAGTGGTAGCTGGTAGCATTTGGGACACCAGCATCTTGCCAATACCATCACGTTGTGCCTGATACTTGTGGTAACGATTCAGTAGTGCCAGTCTCCAGATTCCATCTTCAATACGCTCATCCAGTGTGGCTGGTCTGCCATAAACAAAGTCTTTGATGGTGTCAGTAGATGCACCTGCTGCCATAAGGATACCACCATACAATGCCAGATTGCCTGCTGCCTTAGCACCTAATCTCGCAGCTCCAGCTTTGTCACCCTTTGCGTAAAGTTCATTTGCCTTAGCTAAGTCCTTGCCAGTGATCTCCCTGTAAATATCCAACTGCTTGAGCATGTAGGACTTGAGTTGGTAGATGATCGGGCCGAACTTTCCACCTGCACCAACTGGCATCTCCAGTCTGTTCTGTGGAATAAAGTCTGCGGTCTGGTCAAAAAGAAGCAATTGTATTTCTGGTGGAGTAGGTTGCTTTCCGTCAATACTACCATCCCATGTGTCTAACTGGTCAGCAATCTCCTTCGCCTTTGCTGCACCATAACGCTCCGTCAACTCAGTCTCGGCTGCAACCTTATTAGCTTTAACCTTCCTCTTCCACTTGATGTATGTGGCATTGAGTGCTGTGTTCTTAGCCCACTTGTCCAGCTTATTAAAGCCTGTCCGTGTCAGCACCCAATCCAGTGCTTTGTTTAATCCGCCAGATGTGTTAGCCCAATCAATACCTTGCTGTGTATCCCATCCTAGTTCGTCAAAGAAGTCTCTGCGGTTTTTGCGAAGTAGTGCTTGTGTGGCATTGTCCCATCCTGCAAACCAACCCACATTCACCAAGTCCATCAACTGAGTGATGGTGGTTCCATAGTTGCCGATGGTTGAAAAGTAGTTGAGGTTGCGTATTCCTTCGAGGAACTCGTTGCCACCTTCGCCACTAAACCTAGCCTGAATCATCTTCTGCACCTTAGCAATTTGTGCGTCACTCAGATCCATATCCTTACCAAGTGCAGTAGCAACCTTACCAGCAAGTGTGTCGCTAATGCTCACCTGTGCTCCCAAGTCATCACCTGTAAAGCCCTCCAACTTCTGACTGAGTGACTTACCATCTGCGGGTGCAAACTTCAGTTGCTTACCAAGGAACTCCCGTGCATTGATCTTAAATGCCACATTGTCAGCGTAACGATTTATTGCAGTAAGTGGATCTTCATAAAATTCAAGCATCCAATCCTCAACCTCCTGTATCGCCCGTGGTTTGGTGAAGTCACCCTTACCACCGAGAGGTAAATCTACATCGTGTGTAAGAATCTTTGATGTGATTGATGCCTTCTCCCAATCGGACACAGAGTCAATGTCCATGCCGTGTTTCTTGGCATACTCTTCAATGGCTTTATCAATCTTGTTTAGGTCAGATGCCCTACCATTGGCTTGTAAAGCCTTACGGAAGTTCTCGTATGATCGGTCTTTAAGCTTGCGTGGATTATACCCAGAGATTTCACCCATCTCCATACCTGCTCGCTCAACTGCTCTGGTGCGTATATCACGCATGGTCTTTGCGTAAGTTCCATGCTTTGAGAAATCTACACCATACTTCTTGGCAATGCGTTCAATCTCCTGCGTGTCGCTATTGAGGTACGCACGTTTGAGTTGACGTAGTACTTCGGTGTTGTTCTTACCAACCTTATTGTAGAGTTCATTCCAGAATGGCAACGCCCTATCCTTAATTTGCTTACGATACACTGACAGGTCGTTTTCAAATCCACGGAAGATAGACGCAAGTTGTGGATTGATCGTCTTGAGTGTGCGGGACATTGGCTCAACTAGGTGTGCCGCCAACTCTTTTGCAGATGCCCACATGTTTTGCATCCGTGTAGGTGGTGCGTGTTCTATCTGGTCGCTGATTACCCGCTGCACATTAGACTCATGAAACTCAATTGGAGCCTCTTTGATCTTTGGGCCTTTCGGTGTCTTAGTGATCGTTGGCCTACGTGGTAAAAACTTCTGCTTTAGACCTAAGCCCAAGGCTACCATTAGCCCAATGCCAAGTAACTCTGTTACGGATGCAGTCTTAAATTCTCCGTCTTCATCCGACATGAGATATGCCAGACCTGCACCAGATGTAAGACCACCTGACATTAAATACTCCTGGAACTTGCGATTACTCAGCAGTCCCTTAGCTTGTGCCTCCTCTTTGGTTAAGTAGTTGCGTTCCTCATTAAGTGCTTTGCGTAACTCCCTACGTTCCTTAGCCAGCATGCCACGTCTCTCTCTTGGTGCGTTGGGTAACTGTGCTTCGATATTGTCCAGTTTATCCTCAAGGGTGCGTATGCGTCTATATTGCTCCGTGTAGCCGAGAGGGAGTTGGTCTTGGGGTATCTGCTCCAACATATACTGCTCCTGCTTTTGCAGTGCCTTCAAACGCCTCTTCTGTGGTTTCTTGAGAGAAGTCTGTTTGGTGAACGCAGAAATTTGCTGCTGGATGTCGTTGAGTTTTTTGGTGTCCAGTACAGTCTCAGTACCAAGATCAGTCATGCTGGCTTTAAGGTCAGCAATAATATTAGCATTAACTTGTGCAGGTATTACAGGAGCTGGCTTGGGAGCGGGAGGTTGTTGTGGTGCAAAGATTGTTGGTTGCACTGGTGCGACCTCATCCATTTGGTAAGACCTTTTAATCTGCTGCTGTGCGGCTTGCTCTATATTCTCCCTACGAGCGACACCTGCTGCACCACCTGCTTCCTCAGATCGCAACACTTGCCCTAAACGAGCCAATTCGCCTACTTGTGGCTGCTGCTGTGGTGCAAAGACTGTTGGTTCTTGGATGGTTGTTGGCGTTTGTTTTAGTTGTGCTTCCCTCTCCAGAAGGCGAGCTAGATAGTTTTGCATATCGGGGGTAAACTTATCACCACCTTGCTTAACTCTCTGTATTGCCTTAATGCTGCGTTGAACATCATCTAACTCATTCTCAAACGAAAGATACTTTACAGGATCTCTTGCCTTCTCTTGCGGAGTGGCAAATTCAAAATCAAGTATTTGGTTGAGTTGGTCATCACCGCCAAGCTTATCCAATTGGGCAAACTTGTTTAATCTCGCAAGGTCGCCCTGCGGATTATCAGATGTCCAACGAATCATGCCTTGGTATCCACCTTCTTCGACTTGCCTTAGCAGGTCTTCAGCTTCATCTATACCTACCTGCTTGTTATTCGATATGCTTTCAATTAGTTCATAGCGAGTCATTCCCTTCTTAGCAACTTCTACACCTTCACCCACTTCTGGCTCGATTGCTTTATTGAAATACTTTGCCTCGACCGCACCCATACCGCCACCGATTCCAAACCCAAATAGCAAGGACATCTTAATCTCGTCCTCTGTTGGTGCTCTTTGCTCGTCGATAAGTGTACGTGCTACTGTCTCACCAGTGGCAATGCCTGCACCTTGCATACCACGTAAAGCAACTTTTGTCTTGAATCCTGCCTTGGCAAGTTTGCCGAATGGTACTAAGCCTGCTGCGGTTGCTGCAAGTAACTCTCCCTCACCAATGTCATCAGACAATCCCATCTCAATGCGGGTTTGTTGTGCCCAAAGATTACCTGCTGCTGATCCTGCTGCACCACCTGCGAGAGTGCCGCCTGGGCCACCAAAGCTACCAACAATACCACCAAGGATAGCAGGTGCTACTTCCTTTGCGATCAACTCCGCATTCTCAAGGATAGTAGGTGGTGCTGTGCGTCCCGCCTCTACTGGGCCTAAGATCTCATAGCCCTTCTCAAGAGCCTCCTGTAATGTGACTTGTCGTACTGGCATTACATTCCTTCCCCGTATGTTTGGTAATCTTCAGGGAAATCACTCATTGCTTTAAGAAACTTCTCTCGCTTTTTTGCTTTTTGTTCTTTTTCGTAAATCTGATAAGGTAGAAGTGTTTCTTCTGGTTTTTCTTCAGAGTCTTCCGAATCATCAGGGATATTTACATTCACCATCGTGCTTCTGTTGAGTGTCTCCTGTTCCACCAGTAATTCATCTACACGATTACGGGCAACAATATATGCCTCTGCGTCGAGTGGATATTTTCTGGAGTTTTTGGCATTTAACTTTTCGTAATCCTCAACCGAAACAGTGCTTCCCATTTCTTTGTGTGGTTGACGCAATTTAATAGTTGGTTTCTTGAATGCTATATCAAACTGCTCACTAATCTCCTTCCGTCTTTTTATTCGTGCATCATTTGTCATCGCTGCCAGCTTTGTATCCATCTCTTTCACCTTCTGTCTTGCGGCGGCAATCTGCTCTGGTGTCGCATCTCCAGCATCAAAAGCAAATGGATTTCTTAACTCTACTGGTTTCATAAGTATGAGTTTTTGAACACCCTTTTCGAACTTGGCTTTACCTAAGGATTCCTGCATGGTACTGGTTTGCACTTCGGTCAACTCAGTCAATCCTTCAGTGCGTCTTGCTTCATTTCGCTCTTTCGCTCTGGCACTACGAACATCTTGTGCAATCTTTTGGATCATTGACTCCCCGACTTGGGGGATTACTCCAACCGCTTGTGATGCAGATGTAAACTCTTCTTGCATTCTCTTGGCGACAGCAGGTGGTAGGTTTAGTTTACCATCGTCGGATTGACCTAATGCTGTTCCAAATTGTTGCACTAAAGAAGTAAATTTCTGCTTGGCCTGCAGTTGTTTTTCCTGTTCCAGTAATCGCCGTCTATCGTCTTGCTGTTGGGTGAACTCTGCTCCTTTGAATGCTATATCCAAATATTCAGGACGTTGTGAAAGTAGCTTCTTTAATGCATCTTCCTCCTCTTGGTTACTTGCACCAAGAGTGCTCAATAAATTGGGTATTCTTGAAACTAAGTCCTCAACATCCTGTTGCTGTTTCTGCTTCTCCTTCTTCTGCCTGTGCTTCTCCAGTACATCGCTTGCCACTTGACCTAGATTCTGAAACGCCTGACCCCATGCCTGACCTGCTGCCAGGATAGGTCGGGTGTCCACCTGTGCAAGTGGTGCTCCGTAATTCCCTGTGAACATTTGTCTAGCCATTGTGTCCTCCTTATGCGATACGGGTATCCATCCAGTAACGGATCATACTCTTGATTGTTGGCTTGTTGCTAATCCAGTTGGCAAACCTCTCACCATATTTGATATATAGATTGAGTAACCACTTTGGAGAGTCGGTCAGCATCCATGTGCGGAACTGCATCCATCGTGGATTATCTGAACCATATACTTCCCGTGCCACCCAACACAACATCATCATGCCACCTGCTGCGGTGCCGAGTCCTTGGAAGAGTCCGCTCATTGCACTGCCCTGTGCTCCAGCTTGTGCCGCTGCAATATTGGCTTGGTTGGTAGCTGCGTTCTGTATGTATCCCAGACCTGCTTCTGGGTTAAAGAATTGTGGGCCTGACTGCTGTTGTGTCTGCATTCCCATTTGAGCAAGTCCACCTGCTGCGGGTGCTGCTGAACTAGGTCTGCCTAGAATCGCCATCATTGGGTCTGCTGCGGTCGATTGCTCTGCACCTAACCTCTGGAGTCCCATTGCCATCTCCTGTCCCTTCATGCCCATCTCAGAACCAAGAATGGATTGTGCTTGTGCGAGGTTCTGTTGTCGGCGTAAGCGATTACCTTCTGTTACTGCTGTGGCTTCTCCAACCACTCTCCCGAAATCACGCATACGTCCTGTTGCAGCTCCAGCTTGTCGGCTTGCCTGCTCAATATCTCGTTGCTCTCTTGCTGATAGACCTTGGCCTATATTGCGTATTGCTTCACCCATTAGCATTTGGCGAGCAGTTCCAGTTTGAGCTAAGTTCCTATTCTGGTATGTAGATAAATCAGCT